GAGACTCCTAAGGATAAGACTAAGGCTTCTAAAGGTTCTGAGAATTCCGTTTTTAGTGAGTTAGATAATCTATTAAATGAGTAAGAGACAAAATTATAAAGTAGTTTCTGATGAGCTTAACCTAGTTCTTTTTGTAAAGGGATATAAGTTAGAGGAGGAGCGTAAACTATACAATAGCATTCGCAACAAGATTGAGACTGCTGAATCTCCTATTAATATAGAAAATTACAAAGAATACATCGTTAAAAAGTTTCTTATTGATTCTAATATATTTATTGAAGGACTCACCGATGATATAGAGGAGAGAACCGCAATTATAGATGCAGCGTATGAAGCTGTTGTAGGTCTTTATCCACCCTTTTCCTTGGAGTTTGTCTGTCAAGATTTGAATACGGATGTATTCTTTTCTGGAGTTAAGGGAAGCATTCTTAGACATATGCAGGACAACGGCAACTTTCCTCCTCATGTGGGAGATCGTCATCCTATAAATTTATCGTCTATTGAGGATTTGATGGACTTAGAGAAATACTTAGGCGAGAATATCATTGGGCAACATGAAGCTATATCTTCTCTTATACAATCAATGAAGCTTATGGCTTCTGGCCTTGCAAAACACTCTTCTTTCTTATTTGTAGGAAGGACTGGGGTTGGTAAGAGCCAGCTATCCAAGTTGGTTGGAGAGAAATTTAGTGGCAATTTTTATAAGGTTAATTGTGCTGAGTACGCAGGAGGACATGAGTACGCTAAATTGATTGGTGCCCCTCCAGGCTATGTAGGTCACTCCGAAAAGAGTCTTTTAGCAGAGAAAGCAGAGCAATCTAATCGTTGGGTGTTTCTCTTTGATGAGATTGAGAAGGCGCATCATAAGCTTTATGATTTCTTACTGTCTCTTTTAGATGAAGGAACTTGTACAGATAACATGGGAGTAACTTTGGACTTCTCTGAATCTATTTTTATCTTCACTTCTAACCAAGGTGTGAGTGATATTAAGACTGAGCGTGTAGGCTTTAAGGCTACTGAAGAGGAGGTGACTGAAAAAGTTACGAGTGATATTATCGAGAAAGCTGTAAAGCGTCACTTTAGCCCCGAATTTCTAAACAGGTTAGACGATATTGTACACTTTAATAATCTAACAAAACCACAGATAAGGCAGATTGTATCTTTACAACTAAAAACCATTCCTATAGTTATCACAGACCCCCTCATCAACTTTATTGTGGAAGGAGGATACTCTGCGGAGTATGGTGCTAGAAATATAGCTAGATTTATTAAGAATAATGTAGCTATTCAAATTGCTGATTCTATTTTACACAAATTAGTACCTAAAAAACCTGAAGGATTGTACACCCCGAGGATTGTTAAAGGTAAAGTAAAAATTGTAAATACTAAGAAATATGTAGCCTCTTCCGAGTGAGAACGGAGAGGAGATAAGGTATAATAGAAGGTCAGGAGGATTTTTTGAGAGATTATGCCCTTTAGGATTAGCTTGTGGAAACGCAAGCTGTCAGAACACAGATCCTAATTGTAGACCTTGGGGGGATTAACTCATTGGTCAGAGTAGTGTTCTTATAAAGCATTAGTACGGAGTTCGATTCTCCGATCCCCCACCAATGGGACGGTAGCCCAACGGCAGAGGCAACAGACTTAAAATCTGTCAAGTGCGGGTTCGAATCCCGCTCGTCCTACCAATCAACATGAATACAGAATCAGAAAAAAGAAATAAACTTATTAGTATAATTCTTAGGCATTCGGCTCAGTATGGAAAAATGAATGAGAAGCAATTAGATTTGATGGAGAGCCAACTTCATACTTACCCTACTTCAAAATTGAGAAAGTTAAGAAAGAAATGTAATGCTTCCTTTTTTAAGCTAGTGAATCGAAAAAAGTAGCTCCCATAGCATAATTGGATAATGCAACAGACTTCTAATCTGTAGATTTCAGGTTCGAATCCTGATGGGAGTACCAACACTACTATAATATACCATGTACGAATATAAAATAAAATCAATAGACCATTTAGTTGATGGTGATACTTTCGACTGTACCGTAGATCTAGGATTCAATATCTCACACAAGATAAGAGTGAGGATGTATGGAATAAATACCCCAGAGAGCCGAACACGGGATTTGGAGGAGAAGAAGAGAGGATTAGCCAGTAAAGAGAGGTTACATACTCTGCTGAGTAGTGGCTTTGTGGATGGTAATGGTCTTATCCTTGCTACTAAGGAAAAAGGTAAGTATGGAAGGTATCTTGGTATCGTCTATCGTCAACGCAAAGATGATGTTGAGAAGCTTAATATTAATGAGTGTTTAATTAAAGAAGGATTTGCGGTGGAATACTTTGGCGGGAAAAGATAGACTAGACAAAACCTACATGAGGATGGCCGAAGAACTAGCCAAACTATCATATGCAGAAAGACAGAAAGTTGGATGCCTCGTTGTTAAAGACACACAGATTATCTCCGAAGGATACAATGGTACTCCAGCGGGATTTGATAATGTTTGTGAGTATTATGATTATGTTGAGCATCTCCATACTAAGCCCGAAGTGCTTCATGCGGAATCTAATGCAATCACTAAACTCGCTAGATCGACAAACTCTTCTAGCGAGTCTACTTTATATGTTACCTTGGCTCCTTGTTACGACTGTGCCAAGTTAATTATACAGGCAGGAATTAAGCGTGTAGTTTATAGGGATAAGTATGCAAGGAATGGGTTGGATTTATTAAAAAAGGCCAAGATAGAAATCACTAATTTATGAAGCTCAAGCATTATCTTGAAGAGAAAGTATTAGAGTGGAAACATATCCTGAATTCTTACTACGAAACAGATGCAGGAACAGACTTGACAGATTACGCAGAAGGAAGATTAAGAGCCTACATAGAAGTATTGGAATTTACTAAAAAACAAGAGGTATTCGAAAATGAAAAACGAATTATTGAAGAAAAGAGAAGAACTAGAGAAAAAGTTTGAGCGATTGCAGAAAGCTCACTTGCAAAAGTATTGTCAACACAATGCTAGTGAGAGTGCTTATAGAGATTCTAGCAAGAAAAACTACGAGATATATCAAGAGTTGTTTGCTGTGTGCCAAGAGTTAGGGGATCCAATTCCTGTTTGGCTGTATCCTAAGAGGTAATCCTAAAATGCCTTTACAGTACTGGATTCATGATTGTGCGATGGAGATTCTAGGTGTAGATGAACTGCATTTGGATTTACGCAACTACTTAGATGATATTGAGACCAACGCTGGCTTGGTGAGGGGTTCAATTCAATCTCGTCAGGTAGTTGCGTTGGCATTAGTTAATTACTTAGACCGTAAAGAACTAATGAGGCAGATTAAACTCTTGCAGAAGGATGTTGAAAGACTGCAAGGAGTTACTGGCCCTAAGGAGGGCTGGACGGACTGGAGAATTAGTTGATGAATAAAGTTAGAGGAGAGCATAAGGACTTTGCAGGACTTGGGTTTGTTGTTGGGGAATTAGTAGAGCGTAAGCAGAAAGCCTATGGAGATTCTTTTGGTCGAAGTGGAGAGTGTTTGAGGCAGATGTTTCCAGACGGCATTAAGCCTGAACAGTATGATGATTTGCTTACAATAGCTAGGATAATTGACAAGCTCTTTAGAATAGCCAACAACCCTGGAGCTTTTGAAGAAAATCCCTACCAAGATATTGTGGGGTATGGGCTTCTAGCCATGAATCGTCATAACTCCAGTAGTGACAAGGACTTAGAGAACTCGTAATTTTACTACAGGATCGCTTGACACAGGTCGAAGACTATGGTATAATAGGGGCATGACACAACGACATGAAGACTATCTGCGAAAAAAGTGGCCTGAGAGGGCTGAGAAGGCAGCAAATGGAAGCCGTAGGGAAGCTATTCACCTTATGTGCATCAACTGTATAGGTTCTGCTCAAGAGGCTAGGAAGTGTACTGATAACAAATGTTTTTTATTCCCCTATAGACCAGGAGCAGACAAGTGAGCGATAACCTAAACAAAATCAACGGGGACAAAGACCTGTATGATCGTATGTGTGCTTGGATGGCAGACATGGATGATGTGGACTCTGGAACACCCCACAAAGAACCCTATGCGGTTCGTGCTGCTGCCTTGGCAGAGGAAGCATTTACCCTTTTCTACGATATTTACCAAACCTGCGATGTGAACAGTTACATTGATAAGGATGATGTTGAAGGAACACCTGTATGAGTACCACATTTCATAAAACTGCTAGAGCGAGAAATAAACCCTCTGCCCCAGCTAAATGGATCTACGACAACATTGGC